CCGGTGCTTGTCTGACAGTGCAAGCGCCACAACTCAGTTCTGCTACTCTTACAACCCCTATACAAAAATATAGGGAGGGTAAGGTGGGCTGGACAGATCCGGGTTGGTTCCCGGTAGGGTTCAGCGCTGTGTTGGTTCTAAGGGTAAAACCTAAGAACCAGCCTCGAGTTGAGCCATTGGAAACGGCTCAAATTCGATGTAACAGCGCTGGACTCTGCTGTCCAACTGTTCGTAGGGAGGTCTCATGGGTTCGTATAGGACAACAACTTATCCGATGAACCAAGCAGGTGGATATTTTACCTACTTGCCATCGACGTTGTCTGGTGCAAAGCCAAAGTCTGGCTTTGCCTATGCGAAACCTACGAATTTCCGAACCGTTTATTCTTATCGGTCCGGAAAAGGGGTTCCTGATGCCGAGGATGTAGTTCCTACACCTTCGACAGAGGCGGGCGTCTTCAATTATCTTCACTCTCTTGATGAAGAGAGCGGGATAAGCGATTACGCCCCGTGGGATAAGGGTCACGAATTTCATTCAACCGTTACCGGTTTTAATGGTTCCAGTTGGACGAAATCCTACGATCTCGATCATATTAGATATTATCGAGGTCCGACGATCCTTGCGGATAGTGCGCAAGGATTGCCCGTACTCGCCGCTATGCCTGGGAGTGTTCCTTCCAGTACATACGGCGCACGTGCAATCGCACTTACCGCTCCCACTAACCCTAACTTCGCATTGTCCGAGATTGTTGGGCAAATAGTTACCGGCCAGGAGTTTCCTCGTTTGAGGATCTCCACTCTCGAAGAAAGAGCTAACCACTTCCGATCTCTCGGAGATGATTATCTCAACTACGAGTTTGGCTGGCAGCCGTTTCTCAACGATGTTCGGAGTCTCGCTAGGTTGGCTGGAAGTAGCTCTTTAGCTACTAGACAGTTCCTACGCGATGCAATGCGTCGTGTTCGGCGGGGTTTCCAGTTTCCAATAACGAATGGTATTAGTAGTCTCTCAGGAATGAGAGCTATTGACTATTCGTTGTTTAATCCTGTTTTGTATGTCCCAGGACCTCTACAAAATATGGGTGCGTGTTTCACGCAATCTGGAAACGCCTCCGCGCCAGCTACAGACATAACAACAACTGATGTTAGTGTCTGGTTCAGAGGTGCCTTTATGTACCATGTCCCTTCTGGGAAAGGTACAATTGGCAAGCTCGAATATTACGAGCAGCGGATGAATCATCTCCTTGGTACAGAGGTGACTCCTTCCACTCTCTGGGAGCTGGCCCCATGGACCTGGCTGTCTGACTGGATTACTAATTTTGGGGATATTATCCACAATATTAGTTTATTCGGTCAGGACAATCTTGTCCTACAGTATGGCTACCTTATGGCCCGCTCTCATGCGGTCCGGACGGTAAGTGTTCCTGGGCTAGGTTTTGGTTATAAACAAAACGGATCCCAGAACATTATGCCATTCTGTTACTCTTCTTCCTATTCGATAAGAAAGGAAAGAGTAAAGGCGACACCCTACGGTTTTGGATTGAATCCTTCAAGTTTTACCAACTTGCAGTGGTCAATCCTGAGTGCTTTGGGTCTTACCAAAGCATTCAAAACGTTGCCATCATTATGATGGCGGCACATCCTGTGTACAATCCCGTGCATAGGATCAAGAGTAGTAACTGTGAGGTTGGAAACCTTCCAGCGACTACGCCCTGAGTCCATCAGGGATAAGTCAAGGACAGTGCCGTGGCATTTGCCGATCCACAATCAGTGACCGTTGTAGGTGGTGCTGTTTCTCTTCCGAGAACCAGCTCTGGTGTCAACTCGGGGACATTCCAGTCCTCAGATGCCAACACCAAACTGTCGGTCGCTTCCACGTATGGTAAGCGTACCCGACGGACCGCTCGCCTCGATCTTCGCAAGATCGCGGCAGACCCGTTGAGTACTGCGTACAATGCGCAGTACTCTATGTCGGCTTACATCGTAATTGATGTTCCGACATTGGGCTACACGACTGCAGATGAGGTAACCAACGTTGCAGGTCTGTTGACCTGGATGACGGCAACCTCAAATGCAAACCTCACCAAACTTCTTGGTGGGGAAAGCTGATCGTTCTAATCCTCAGGATCGGATTTCTCCTTTCCAGCAGGGTTAGTTCCTGGGTAACCAGGTGGATCGGTGCGTCATGGCTAAGGATAGCCAGCCCCCTTTCTAAGGGAGCGACTATGAAAAGCCTGATGCTGTTCTTGCGTTACCTGCTGCTTGATTGCGGCAGGTGGTGTCAGACGAGCACCCTCAGAGATTATAAAACAATCTCTGAACGTGTCGAACACGAAGGGTTATCGTTTTTGACGATAACCTTACCCTCTTTCGGGAAGGACTTCGAAAAAAGTCTTGAACGAGGGAGTGTAGGTCGCGACTTGTTCCAGGGTTTCTCCTGGCAAGCAGGTCTCCCCGTATTTCTACGAGGTTTCCTCGACCAAGTGTTCGACAGCGATAGTGGTTGCTTACTCGACACACCTTCGGTAGATGCAATCTTTTCCGTCCGCCAGATTACTCTGGCGTTTGGGAAGATGCAGCTCCCGTGCACTGAAAAGCGCACGAAAGCTGCAATCCGAAAGTATGTCGAGTGTGAGCAGGATATTAAGTCTTCCGATAAACTTCTGGACGGTTCATTCGAGTTGAATGAATTCGCCCGGATTGGAAGGCTTCTTTGGAGTGATCTTTTCCAATCCGTAGATGAAGATATTTTCTACGGACGGATCATTCCAAACCACAGTTCAGGGTCAGTTGCGAACCGGCTTAGCAGTAATGCTAAGTGGTCGCATCTTACCTGGACATCTCGCCTCGAAAGAATATTCCCATCCATGGAATATCTTTTCAGTGGTGGTTGGGGCATACGCCTTGACCATCATGGCGACGTGGATATCCTCGAACCCGGAGCTGAACAACCCGTCAGGGTTGTTTCAGTTCCTAAGACGTTAAAGACGCCTCGAATTATTGCTATGGAGCCCTCGTATGTAATGTACATACAACAGGGTATTCTCCATAGTATCGAGGAGAATCTTGCGAATAGTTTCGCAGGATCCTTTATCTCTTGGCGTTCCCAGGACCCTAACCAGGTCATGGCCCGTCAAGGCTCCATTACTGGAGAGTTGGCAACACTCGATTTGAGTGAAGCCTCTGATCGCGTCTCTTATCAGCATGTACTAGAACTAGTTCGCAACTTTCCCAATCTAGCAGAAGGGATTGATGCTTGCCGTTCTAGGAAGGCTGACGTACCTGACCATGGCGTGTTACGTCTGGCCAAGTTCGCGTCAATGGGTTCAGCACTCTGTTTCCCATTCGAATCAATGATCTTTTTGACATTGATTTTTCTTGGGATTCAGAAGTCGCTTAAGCGACCGCTTTCCAGAGGGGATATGAGATCCTTTTCTGGTCGCGTGCGTGTCTACGGGGATGATATTATCGTTCCCGTAGATTTCGTCAATTCCGTCGTTGGCACCCTTGAGCTTTTCGGCTACAAGGTCAATGCCTCCAAGTCTTTCTGGAACGGCAAGTTCCGAGAGTCTTGCGGTAAGGAGTACTACGCAGGTGAAGATGTTTCTTTCACCAAGGTGCGCAGGTTCCTCCCTGCCGGGCGGAAGGACGTTCAGGAGATTGTAAGTACTGTTTCGCTCAGAAATCAACTCTATCGAGCTGGTCTCTGGCAGACAGTGTCTTACCTGGATGGCATTTTGGAAAGGTTAATACCCTTTCCATACGCTACTCCTGATTCTCCGTTGTTGGGCCGTGAATCCTTTGTTGACTTTCTTCAGCCAACAAGGATGTGTCCCAGACTCCAACGCCCCTTGGTTAGGGGTGTTGTTTTGTCTGGCCGCTCGCCTAGAGATTTTCTGGACGATTACGGTGCCCTCAACAAGTGCTTGACGTCTCTCCAACAAAGAGAGTCTACCGATTTGCCAGTCGGTAGAGATCGGCATTTGGAACGTTCTGGACGTCCTCGTACCGTCGACATCAAGACGAGGTGGGAGACCCCGAATTAGTTCGGGGTCTCGGTCCAGGGTAAAAC